TCGGTGTTGGCCAGTTCCGCGTTGTTGGCCGCGATTTTTTGTTCCTTCTCCCGGTTGATTTCCGCGATGGCCTTCTCCGCTTTTTTCTGCGCCAGGTCGTTCAGGAAGGCCACCGCCTGCGTGGCCATGCTCCCGATGGCCTCGTAACCCTCCATGTTTTTGGCGAGCTTCTTCTGCCAGGCTGCCGTTTCGCCCTGCACGATGTTCTGCGCGGCATTCAGGAAGTTGGTCACGTCGCCTTTCAGCAGCGCGCCAAACGCCTCCGACAGCGCCACCCGGCGCTTGGTCTTCTGCTCGTGGAGGTCTTTGTCAATCTCCTCAATCTTCGCCTTCGTGTCGGCTTCGGCCTTCAGCCGCTCGTTTTGGTAGCGGTGTTCGAGAGCCGTCAGGGTGGTGGCCAGTTGGTCCTTGTCGGCCACTTCCCGCTGCGCCTTCGCCTTCTCCGCCGCTTCTTCGGCGTCGAGTTTGTCCTTCAGCAGGCGCAGTTCGGTGTTCAGGCGCTCCTGCTTGATGCCCGCCAGTTTGGTGGCGTTGTTTCGGGCCTGCACTTCTTTCCAGTCGAGCAACGCCATTTCGGCCTGCCGCTCCTGCTCGATGATGAACTTCTCGTTGTCGAGTTTTTTCTGAGCAGATTCCCGGTGAAGTTTATCCAGTGCTGCTTGGGCTGCACTGTTGATGGCTTTGATTTGCTGCGCCTTCACCGATTCATCGGCGATGGATTCTTTTACTTCCTGGAGGCGTTTGCGTCGGATTTCCTCAATCTTCTTTTTCTCTCGTTCGAGTGCCTGCTCTGCCGACGCCTGGCCGGTTTCTGACTCCAACTCGGCAATGGATTCAAGTGCCTTCTTGTTAGCCTCCTTTACCTTTTGGAGGTGTTTGTTTTCAACTTCCTCCAGTTCGCTCTTGAGTTGTTTTTCAATGGTAGCCAACGATTCTTTCCGTTGCGCAGCCGTCAGTTTATCCCGCTCGAGTTCCCGTTTTTTGAGTTCGTACTTGAGCTTGACCTTCTCTCGTTCGCGGGTCAGTTCATCGGCGATGGCCGCAATCTGTGCTTCACGCTCTTGTTTGTACTGTTCGTCCCGTTCTTTCGCCAGCTCCTTAGCGCGCTTCTCAGCAGCTTTTTTCTGCTCGTCGGTGAGACTTTTGCCGTAGGCTTTCCCCTGCTCCTTACCGGCAAACGCCGCCTTTTCCGTCGACCCCTTGTCCGTCCAGATGGCCATCACCGCGTCCCGGCCTTTCTTGGCCGAGTCGAGCACCCCCTTCACCGTTTCCTGCTGCACCTTTTTCGCGTCGTCGTAGGCTTTTTTGGCCGCGTCGAAGTTGCCGCTCAGAAACTCCTTGACGGCGGTTCCCAGGTGACTGAGCATCCCGCCCGCCCCCGTCACGAAAACCTTAATTCCGTCGATGCCCGTTTTGATGGCGGTGACGAACGAGGAAATGCCTTTGACCAGCAACCGGATCACGTCGATGGCCTTGTTGAGCAGCCACAGAATGCCGACGAACACCGGGCTGAGTACGTCACCCACCTCACTCGCCAGGGCGGTGAAATTGTCCTCCAGGTTTGAGGCCATCCCGCCCAACGAGTCCATCATTTTGGCATTCTGGCCTGCCACCCCGTTCATTTGCCCAAACGCCACCAGCGCGCCCTGAATGGCCTCCGGCGTGTTCTTCACCTCCTTGTTCATCCCCTTGAAGGAGAGTTTCACCGTGTCGCCCGACTTCGAGGCCCGAATGCCAAATTCCTTCAACCGCTCAAACTCGCCCGTCTGAGCGTCGAGCATCGCTTCCACGTACTGGTCGAACTCCTTCCCCTGGCTCGCAGCGAGGTCGGCCATTGCCACCATCTCTTGCTGGGTGGGTCGCATCCCCCGGTTCACCATCTTCACGTACCCATCGGTGAGTTGGTCCACTGTGAACATGGTGTTCGCCGCCATCTGCTTGATGGCAGCCATCGATTGCTGCGCCAGCTTCTGGCTACCCAGCGCGTTTTCAAGCACCTTGTTGTACTTCTCGAACTTGGCCGTCGTGTCAAAAATCCGCCTGCCCAGGTCGTAAATCGTCTGCACGATGCCGAGCAGCACGAAAGCTTTCGCGGCGTTCGACACGATTTTGAACCCGTTCCCGATTTTGTTCCAGAGCGTGGGCTTGGCCAGGTCTTCGCCCGAATCCTGAATGCCCTTCACCTGCTTGCGCACGTCAGCCAGGCGTTTTTCGGCATCCTGCAACCGCCGCGTGGCATCGACAAACTGCCTCGTTCCCGGCACCAGCCCCTTGAGTTCCTTGTTCAGGCCCTTTACGTGGTTTTCGAGTTGCTGGAGCGTCATCTTGCTCAGGTCCATGCCCTTCATGGCCTTCCCGCCTTTGTCAGCCTGGTCAGTCACGTCCTTCAGCTCCTGCTTGTATTTTTTCCAATTTTCGGAGCCTTTGCCGCCGTCGCGCTCGATTTCCTTCAGCGTGGCTTTCAACTCCTTCGCGCGCACGTTGAGAGCGTCGAGTTCCTTCTGGCCTTCGGGCGTTTCCATCCGAAGCGCGAGCACCCCGGTGTCTTTGAATTCCATCGTCGTTGGCGGTTAATCGTTGAAAAGCAGCTTGAATTGGTGCAGGCCCGTTTGTCCGGCCTGTTCGCGGAGTTCGAGCATGAATTGCGGCAGAATCCGATTGGTGAGGGGTTCGTTGTACACGCCCCGGTAGCCGCGCACCACGTTGGGTTCGCGCCGGAAGTGCATCCGCAGGCCCCAGGCGATGCGGTTCACGGCCAGGGTTTGGCTCGACGGCGACACGCCGGGCGGGTAGCCCGGCACGAAGGGGAATTGAGCGACGCCGATTTTCTCGACGTACCGCACCATCGCCCCCAGCGGCGGAATCGTGGTGTACCGCAGCACCCGCAGGTCCTTCACCCGCAGCAGCATGTCGTAGTACACGTGGCCTTCGAGCCACTCCTTGCCGCGCTCCAGCGCCCCGGCCCGAATGCTGCTCAGGAGGTCGCCGTCCATCACCAGGCCCGCCGACGCAACTTCCTGTTTAAAAGCGCGCTCGGCCAGGGCCACGTACTTCTGGATGATGTTGGCAATGGCGGGATTTTCGGTGATGTCGGTCACGGCGGAACGGGCTACGGATTTACTCGGTAGCGAACTTCCGACGGTCGTTCAAGAGGGGAAAGGACAAAGCCCGACGCACACGGCATCGGGCTTCGGGGGATTTTGTCCGCGCGGCGTCCGCTTACAAAATCGAAGGCATCCACCGCCGCAACTGGCGCTGCTTCAGTAATTCCACGTCAGGCACTCCACCTTCTTCTTCGCCGATTTTCGCCGCCCGTCCACGGCCAGCGTTTTCTCGACGTCCTCCGTCGACCACCCGCATTTTTGGCGGTACTGGAGCAATTGGGATTCGGGGTAGCTGCTGAGCAGAAACTTGCCCTGCATCCCCGCGCAGGCGTCGAGCAGGCGGTGGAAGTCGTCGGCGGTGTAGCCCTGGTAGTGGCCCTGGTTGCTGCTCACGTAGGGCGGATCGAGGTAGAAAAACGCCTCCGGACCGTCGTAGGCCCGAATCACCTTCAGCACGTCGTAGCTCTCGATGGTCACCCGCTTCATGCGTTGCTGGTACACCTCGGTGAAGGAATTCTTCTTGTTGAACACCTTCGTGGCGCACTTCCCGCCCCGGTCGTAGCCAAACCCGCCGCCGATGGCGCTGCCGAAACTCATGTTGGTTTGCACCCACACCGCCCAGGCCATTGCCAGTGGGTCCCGGATTTCGTCTACCCCTCCCACGTACTCGCCGTCGGCATCGCGATGTTGGGCGCGGCTGTGGAAGGTCTCGTCCACGCGCCGCTGCAACTCGTCGAAATCGTACTTCAGCACCTTGTAGAAGGTAATCAGCCGGTTGTTGATGTCGTTCACCACTTCGGCCTCGCTCGGAGGTTTGGCGAAAAACACCGCCCCGCCGCCGAAGAACGGCTCGACGTACACCTTGTGCTCGGGAATCTTAGGCAGGATCGCGCCCAGCATGTTCTGCTTCCCACCGTAGTAGGTAATCGGCGTTCGCAGTGGAAGTACTTTGGTCATGTTGTTGATGAAGCGTAAATGAGCTTCAAACCTGACCCGCTTCCCGTTCGGCAAAAAGGACAATTATTTGTACCCCTCTCTGCTATATTTGCTCTGCCTGCGGTGGCCAGCAGGTTAAAAAAACGGCAACTACATCATGCTTACTGACTTCCAAACCGGCATTTCGGCTGCTCGCGCAGTCTTTGCCCGAATTTCCCGGCGCGGCCAGAAATGGAAAAACCGCCGCATTCCCGTCTTCATTCGTCAGCAGTTGCTGGTACCTTACTTCGTCACCGAGGAAGGTAACGAGTGGTGCCTGTACGCAATTCAGGAGCCAGACTCCCCCGACGGGAAGGTGCATTTTACCTGCGTGGCGCGCCTGCCCGCCGATGCCCAAAGCGCCCCGCTTCCTGCTGACCAAAAACCAGTCGTCCCAACCCGACATTGAATTCATCGTTCATTGCCGCCACCCCTATGGCGTCGTGAGGGTGAGGCGCTTTGCGTCAACCGAAGCCCTTGAGGATTATGTGAACACGCTCCCGATGGGCATCCACACCCGACAAACCAATACGGCTACCCTGCTCGAATGGTACGATTCGTTCGGCCAGGAGCACCCGGCCACGGAGTTGTTCAAAATCGTGCGTCATGCTTCCAACTGGTATTACCATTCCCAACTCAAACCACCCGAATGAAACGTCTCCTCACAGCGGCCGCCATCGTCGTAATTGGCGTGGCAGTACTCCACTTCTCCGGCTGGCAACCGCCCAACACCCCCCTGCCCGATTCCCCCTACCGCAACACCCGGTACGAAGCCGATGGCGTTCAGAACGAACTCCAGCGCTACCAGGAAGAATACCAGGCCGCGCTCGATTCGCTGGCGCGCCTCGATACATCATCGGCTGATGAGCAGCGCCGGAACAGCCGCCTTGATGGGGAGTTGCGGTGAGAGCTGGGCCACCTCGTAGTCCATCCCGTCGATGTGAACCTTCGCCGTAAAATCCAACCGAGCCAAGTCAGTTTCGGTCAGGATGAGGTCTTTCTTCAGGTAAAACCGCCCCTTCCGGTTGGCCTCGGTGCGCGCCCAGCAGCGTGCCGCCAGGCCGTCCGCCCCGTTCCAGTGCAGCGACTGCCCGCCGAGCGTCGGCAGCGCGCGCGGCAGCCCGCCCGTCACCCCGTGCCAGAACAGCAGCCTGGGCGCGAATTTGCTGGCCCCCTGCCCAAACTGCTCCGTCACGCCCACTTGCTTGGCCGTGGCCAGGCCGGTGGCCCCATCCACCAGCAGCGTCGAAAACTTGCTCGTCAGTTTGGCAATGCCCGTTCCTTCGCCCGTTTCGGGCGTCAGGTAATCGCGGAGCACCTCCGGTTTGTCTTTCATGAGGGCATCGCCCGAGTCGAGTTCGTAGCCCAATTGCAGCCGGGCGTTTTGCTCCCGCGTTTTGATGCCCCCCGCCACGGCCTTCGCGCTCCAGTCGAGCGCCGTCGGCTTGGCCATGTCCGCTTCCCGGAAGTCGATCCGCAGGCGCTTCTCGGTCGGGAAAAACTTCAGCGCCAGGTTGGGCAGTTTGCGCAGTTCAATCAGCAACTGCTCCAGGGTCAGTTCGGGCAGGTGCCGGGCCACGGCCATCGTTGCCGCTCCATCGGTGGCGCGGGTGTTGTACACCAGCAGCTTGCTCCACACCGGGTGGGTGAACAGGTCGCCGTCGATGGTCGTTTCCGTCAGCACGGCCAGGCGGTGCAGCAGGTACGTCATGGCCACCATCGGCACTTTCGGCGATGCACCCGGAGTTCCCCCCACCACGTAAGCGCCGCTGGCGTAGTCGTTTACCCGCCCGCCGTACCCGATGCTCCCGCCGTTGGTGCCGTAGTAATCGGGGTTCACAATCGTCGGCAGGCAATAGGCCAGGCGAGCGCCATCGTACACTTCGCCGCTGGCGGGCAGGGCTACGGGCAGCGTCCCGAGGTCGAGGTTGCCCAGCGGCTCGCGCTGGTAATCGCCGAAAAAATCACCCAGTTTGTCCGTGAACCCGCCCGAGTAGCCCGTGTCGCTGGCTTCGGTCACCAGGTAATAGCCACTCCGGATGAGTTCGCCGTTGAAAAAATGGTCGCACACCAATTCCGGCAACCGGCTGCCGCCCTGGGCTTCGTGCCAGTACCGGAGCACCCGCTGGTTGCGCGGCGTGAGCGGCAGGGTGGGCATGTCGGCCCGGCTGCCCGGAATGCTGTCGTAAGTCAGAAACGGGTTCAACAGGTCGAAGGCCACGCGCGGGTTGGGCGCGAGGTCCACCACCTGCCCGTTGAGTCGGATGCTCAGGCTCATAGGTCCGTGATTTTGAAAAAGAATCGGTCGCCGCTGGCCGGGTTGTAGAGCGCAAACGGCTCGCCTGACCCCTGATTGTCGAACAGAAAATGGTTGTCGAAGCCCTCGCTGCTCACCGTGTACGTCACTGACTTGCGCAGCGTTCCGTTCCGAAACACGTCCACCTTCACCTGCGCACCCGGAGTTCCGTACACGTAGAAGTAGAACAGCGCGTCAGAAATCGGGAAATCCAGGTCGTTCGCTCCCGGCGGAAACGCGTAGCTGCCCGCCGGGAGCGATTGCAGGTTGCCCCACTGCGACGAGGGGTTGTACAGCCCAATCCGGGCCGGTCGGTTGGCCCGGTAGTGCCAGTGGTTGGCGGGTACGCTCCAGGTGTAGTGCTCGTTCACCAGGCAGGTGCCCCATTGGTCGGCGTAGGCCTGGGTATCGAGGCTGGCGGCTTCCGCAGCGGCCAGGGCGTCGGCGTCGCCGGGGGCCTCGCCCCCGTAGCGCCCTGCGGCAATCACGATGGTCGCCGGGCCACCCTCCGACCCCGCCGGGCAGTTCGAGCGGTTGAAACTGCCCGTTCGCTCCAGCAGGGCGCTTGGGTAGGGCGTGCTGCCCGGCACCACGTTGGGCGCGGGCCTCGGAAACTCGTAGTCCGGATCACCCTGCGCGTTGGGTTTGTAGGTGAGCGGCTTGAAGGGCGTCCCGTCGTCGGCGTAGATTTTCCGCAGCCGCGCCGCGCGGAGCAACCCCACCCGCTTGCCCCACGCGTCGAGCACGTGCTGGTAGCTCACGCCCTGCCAGGCCGTGGGGCGGGTCGGCGTCGGCTCGGTGGGCGGCAGGTCGCTGTAGTTTTGCACGGTCAGGTCCCGCACAAACGTCAGCGTTTCGCTCACCAGGCCCGGCTCGTCGCGCGCGTCCACCAGGGCGTTCGTCACCCGGCGCAGCGGCACGTGCCCTTTGTCGGTCACGAGGTACATCTGCTCGCTCAGGAGCAGTTCGTCCAGGTAGCGCCGCCACTCCTTCGCGTCGCGGCGGAAATAGCCCGTGGCTACCTGAATTTCACGTTCGCCCTCGGTGCTCACCACCAGCGTACTCGGCCAGTCGAGCGGCGCGTCGGCGGGCCGGTCGCGCTCAGCCACGGTCTGGGTCACCTTCAGCGTTTCGGTGGCCCGCCCCACCAGCCGCAGCGTGTCCCATCCGCCCAGCGAATTGACGAACAGAATGGCCCGCTCCTGCTGCTGGTACGCCTGGTCGAGCCAATAAGTGCGGGTTTCCGTGAAGCGCCGGTTCTGCTCGTTGCTCAACCACACTTCGTAGCGCAGGGCCGTGTCGGGCGCGCCGAGCACCGCTGGCCCGACTGGAAAACACACCACCTGGTTCAACCCGACGGCGTTTAGCGTGGCTTTGGTCTGGGCGGGCGTTACCGAGCCGTCGCGGTGGTAGAACACCACCCGCAGGAGCACCTGCTGCGGCGAGGGCGTGAAGTTGACGAGAAAATGCAGGTACTCTTCCTGCTGCCAACCCACCGTCTTGCCGTCGGGTTGCCAGGTCAGGAATCGCCGCCGCTCAGCCTGGTGTTGGTGCCAGAATGTTTCGCCAAATGCGACAAAATCCTCGTTGCTCAGGCCCGCTTTCACCACCCACTGCATCGGGTTGGTCAGGTCCGTGTTTACGGGCGGAGTACCCCCCTGGACCAGTTCACGCAGGCGGAAGGGCATGGTTTGCGTCACCACCACGCTGCCGGTGGTTTGTCCCGCCATCGGCTTGGCGTAAGTCAGTTGGCCGTCCAGTTTGCCGTTGCGCTGGTTGTAGGTGAATTCGGCCCCTTCGAGCGTCACCGCCCCGCCCACCTCGCTGGCGGGTGTTTCCCGGCCTTCGGCGCGCGGCAGCGACACCAGGGTTGGAGCCATCGGGTATTCCGGCACCTGAATTTCCAGAAAATACTTCAGGCCGTCGCGGTCGGTCAGGCCAGGGTCGGCAGGCTCGATGCGATGCACGAGCTTGTTGCGACTGAATTTGAGCGGGTAGAAAACGAGGCCGGATGCCGGAAAATCGATCATTGGAACGCAGATTTTCCGAAAAATCGAGCAGCGTTGAAGCCGAAAAAAGGACGGCAGTACCGCTCAGCGGCGCTTCCGAACGTCGAACCCCATCTGCTCCCAAACGCTCCGCCGCACCAAGCCCAGTTTCACCCAGAACGTAGGGTGGCGAAACCGCCCGTTCACCAGGTCGGAAAGCAGAAACACCACCAGCACGAGCGGTGCCAGCAGCAGCCAAACCAGCCAGAAAAGCACCATTTTACCCATTGCCCTTCGATTCGAGTTTTTCCTTCATTTCCTCCCGGGTTTCGAGTTTGAGCACCCGGTCGCTGAGTTGCTCGGTGCGGTCGATGTACTTGTCCAGGCGCTTGAAAAACTGCGCCATGAACCACCCCAGCACGAGCGAGAGCGGAATTTGCCCCAGCAAGTTACTCCACACGTTGTCCATTTCTCAGAATAAATCGTTCACGGGTAGCCCCACGCGCAGCCGAACTTCGTAGCCCCAGCAGGCGTCCATCAGTTGGTAGGCCACCGGTTCGGCCCGGTAGCTGGCCAGGCTGAACAAGATTTTGTACTCCTTCGAATCGTTCCAGAGCACCCGCAGCAGTTGTGTAATCAGCAGTTCCGCCGTGTGGTAGGCCGCGTCCTGCGATTCGTAATCGGCCAGGTCTCCCTTCACAAAGACGTAAAACAGCGCGTCGAACTGAATGCACAGCAGGCCGCTGTTTTCGTCGTAGCCCTGCTGCTTGGGCCGCATGAAGAAAATGCCCGGAAACACGTCGGAACTGACGCTGTCGGCCGTGAGCCGGTCAAGCCGGTCGGCATCCGACATCTGGCAGTAAAGACCGCCCAGGTCCACGGCGGCAATTTCCCTGAAGTACGCCCAGAATCGTTCGGTTGGTGTCATGGCCAGTCACGTTAGTTGTGGTGGTGTCGTCGAGCGTCCTGCGCCCGCTCTTCGGCTTCAATTTGGGCGTCGAGGTCCTTTTTGTGCTCCTCGAGGAAGAGAAACACCTCGTGGGCGTTGGCCTCCTTCGTTTGCTTCAGCGTGCCAAAAACCCCCTTTTCAGCCAGCAGGTGTTGGTTTTTGATAAACCCCTGCCCTGGATAGTCGTCTTCGTACACCGAGCCTTCGGGCGTGTCGGCGTCGAAGGTGTCGTAGGTCGCCAGGAATTCCTTCAGGCTGCCCAGGAAGTACATCAGCACGGCCACCTTTTCGCGCGGTTCGAGCGCGGCCATCGCGTCGGCCCGGTGGCGCACGGCGTGCTCGTTGTAGGGTTCGCGCCGGTCGCCGTTCCAGTCAGGGCTGGCGGTGTAGGCTGGGCCGAGCACCGGGTTGCTGCGTTCGGGTCGGCACAGCGTGGCCAGCAGCAGGTGCAGCCGTCCCTCGCCGGGTTCGAGTTGCTTGATGAACGCCTGCGCGTGGATGTACGCGTCGGTCAGTTCGCCAAACGCCACCGTGCGCAGTTGCTCGTCGGGCAGCAGGTAGTCGCGCCCCCCAGCTCGCACCGCCGCAAACGGCTGCCGGGTGAGTTCGTCCCGCCACATCCACTCAATCAGGCCGAGCACCTGCGCCAGCGTTTCGGCGTTGCGCCGACGGGTGCCGGGCGGCAGGTGCGGGCTGAAGTAGTGGCAGGCCATCTTCGTCCAGGCCCGCTTGCTCAGGCCGAGGGTAGTGCGGAGCAATTCGTGGTACGTTTCGCCCCCTTCGGGCTTCACGAAGAGCAATTCCAGCAGTTTGGGCAGCCGGTCGGCGGGCACTTCCGCCCAGGTGCCGGGCAGATCATACCGCTGCCCGGCCAGGTAAATGGTTTGCATGGGGGCGCGTCAGGCTCTCGGCATGGGTGGAAACCCGATGCCGTCGAGCCGTTTCTGGGCGTCGAGTTTTTTGAAATCGACCGTCAGTTGGGCCACCAGCGCGGCCACGGCACCGGCCAGCACGTAGGCTTTTTCGCCCACCGCCACCGCCCATTCGGGCAGTACCATGCCGTTGCTGGTCAGGTAGGCAATGCCCCCCGCGATGGCCGCGAGCAGCAGGCCGATGTTGCGAATGATGGCGAAGAGTTGGGGCGTGGGCGCGCTCAGGCGCTCCACCAGGCCGAGGGAATTTTGCTGATTCATGGCGTTTAAATTTTACGATATTTCAGCAAGAAGCCGAGTTTCAGGGTGCCGGTGCCGGTGGTGGTGTTGAAACTGAACGTCACGTTGCCCGCCGTGGCTCCGACTTCGATTTTGCCCTGGATTTTCCAGGTGATCAGCGCATTGGCCGCCACCCAACCCGATCCACCGCTGTACGTGGTGCCAGAGCCGTAGTTGCCGAACATCCCTTGCGCCGCCGTGCCACTGATGAGGCCGTTCCAGTAACTCGTCGCCCCCGATGGAATCGCCGACGTCGCGAAGCGGATGCCGGTGCCGGTCGATGCCGTCGTCAGGCGACCAATCAACTCGAACTCGTAATCCGAGTTGGCATCGAGGGGAATGTTCGACCAACCCGTGGGCGACACACCGCCAGTCGGGATGCTCGTATCTGCGGCCACTTCCACGCGTGTCCAACCGTCCGAACCGCCCGCTTCGTTGGCCCAGGCCACGTCGTAGTCACTGCCGCTGGCCTTCTTCAACACCTGGCCTGCCGTCCCGCCTCCAGGCAACAGGCGGGCCAGCAGGCCAGAGATTTGTTCGATGAAAATCATCGCGTTTAGACGTTAAACAGCAGGGATGCCCGCCAGGTATTCTTGAGTTGGTAGCCCGCCTTCGAGCCGTTCCAGTGAATGGTGTCGTTTACCTGAATCTGGTTCCAGTTGCGGGCCGTTACCCCGTTGTCGCCGCTTACGTAGGCCGCTTTCTGGGTTCGGTTGGCGTTGCCATCGGCAATTTCCTCCATCACCCCTTCGATGAACAGGGCCACAAAACTGGCACTGGCTGGCGTGGCCGCTACCACGGTGTTGGTCACCTTGTCGCCGTCGTTGGTGGTATTCAGGCAGGGCATCCACTTGTTAAGCAGCGTCGGCACCGCGATGGAGAAAATCGACTTGCTGGTAAAGGTCAGCGAGGTCGTGTCGAGCGTAATCGGGTCGTCGGTGTCGAGCGAAAACAGCCGGTTGCCCCAGGTGCCCTCCGACACCAGGAAGTTCATCCCCGCCGTCACTTCCGGGCTACCGTCGGCATCGGTGCGGCGCGTAGCGGGTACCGCCGCACCGTTCCACACGTAAATGCCATTCTGCGCGCCGTTGGTTTGGCCAAAAGCGAGAAAATCCTGCCCCACCGTCATTGCGGTGCTGTCAATGTTCGCGCCCGGCGCGGCCAGGTTTACGTTTACGTTCGTGGCAACCCGCACACTGTTTTTGGCATCCATTGCGTTGAGCAACGCCTGAATTTGCTGGGTGGTCCACCCACGGGTAGCCGGGTCAGCGTTGGCACTAGCGGTGGAAAAGTCCACCTGACCCGGCAACAGTTTGCCTACAATTTGTTCCGCTTGTACGGGCATGGCTTTGTCAGTTAAAAGTTCGGAAAATCAGTTTCATGGAAGTCGTCAGCACGTGGGCACTGCCCCACACCAGGCGCACGTTGCCGCCCTGCTGCTCGATGGTGTAGTGGTCGGGCGCGTAGTGTTCCAGGCCATTGATGAGCAGAAAGTGCCGTTCGGGTGGCAGGGTGAAAATGTTGAACTGCGTCTGCCCGATGGCCTGCACCACGAGCGGCAGATCGGTGATTGTTACCCCGCTGAGTTGCCGCACCACTGTCCCGTTCTCGGCCACGACGACTTCCACCGCCGGTTCCGGCTCGGCCAGAATCACGACGGTCTCGTACACTTCGGCCAGAATGGTTACGTTCATCGGGTCAGCGGGTAATCTGTGGCTTCACGTCGAAGCTGCCCCGGAGCAGCGTCGTTGTGTCAGCGCCGTCGGCAAACTGGAGATCGTACTGGTACTTGTTGCTCTTCACCCCCGCCATCGTGCTGGCCGCTTGGTAGAGGGCTACTTCGCGGAATTCCCGCTGCGCGCCGTTCACCGTGCGCGTCACGAGTGCGCCCAGCGTCATGGTCGCGTTGGCCGTCGTAAACTCCAGCGCCACCGGGTAGTTTTCGCCCGCCCGCACCTGCATTTTGCCCGTTTTCCCCGTCAGCGAGAACGTGGTTTCAACCAGCAGCGTGGCCCGGAACGTATCGCCCTGGTTGGCGCGAAAATTGAATTCCGTGGTTCTCATCGAGTGTCTTTTAAACTCTTCTGCGTCTCTTCTACGGTCTTATTAACCGCCTCCCGCTGGGCTTTCAGGTAGGGCGTCAGGTGATTGGCCACGGCCTTGATGCGGTCGCGGTCAAAGCGCCGCGTCACCAGGTACACCCCACCCCGGCCTGTACCGCCAGTTGTGTTGAACCCGATGGTCCGGATTCGGTCGGCGTCGGGGTCCCAGGTGGTTTGGGCCAGCCCTTCCACGTGGCTCGTGTACAGGCTCACGGCATCCATCAACTGTGGCTTCGGGCCGCTTCGCTGGTTGCCCCGCCCGCCCCGCTTCCACACCAGTTTGGCCGGGTCGCGAAACCAGTTGGCCACGCTGCCCGGACCTGGAATGGGCACCCGCGCGCCGTTCTGACGGTAGCACCAGTACAGGCCCGAGGCGCAGTAGAAGGCGTTTTTAGGCAGGCCGAGCACCCGGTTGTATTCCACAATCTGCGGGTGGTCGTTGCGGTTGGTGCGCTCGCGCACGTGCAACTGGCTCTGCGCCGTGGCGAAAATCGCCTCGCGCAGGCGCTGCTCGTCGGTGCTCACCAGCGGAGGCGGCTCCGGAGGCCTTACGGCTTGACCAAGTGCGACAGCACCGCAAACAAGAGCAAGCCCAACACAAAGGCGGTTGAAATGACGGATCGTTGCCACGGGGAGAGGTCTTCGTAGAATTCGGTGTAAAAATCCTTCCTGCTCCGCACGATGGGAAGGACGTAAAAACCGACGAAGGGTACCACCAGGATGCAGATGAGCAGCGCCACGGGCAGGTCGCTGAACTGCACGAGTTTCTCGAAAAAGAACTTCTGGATGCTCGTCACGTCGTAGGGCTGCATCTGCACTTCGGCGGGCATCGTCTTGTTCACCTCCTGGATGTAGTCGTGGTAGTGCTGAAATTCGGCGTAGCACAGCCACAGGATCGCGCTGATAAACGCCACCTGGAGCAGCGCCACCACGCCGTGGTTGCGCGCCAGCCATGAGGCGCGCGGCTCCTCCGTCGAGAGCAGTTCGCCTTCCACCACCACGCCCAACTCACGGGCCAGTTCGGCAGCCTGGCGTTCGGCGTCGGCGGCAAAACGCAGGTAGGTTTTTTTCTCGGTCTCGTCGTCCACCTCGCGGGCCGAGCGGCGGAAATTTTCGGCGTCGGTGCGCAGTTCCTCCAGTTCGGCTTCCTTCCGCCGTCGGGCGGCTTCCACCGCCTGGGCTTCCTGCTGGGCGAGTTCCTCCCGCTGGCGTTTCAACTCTTCCTCCTGCTCGGCCAGTTGCTGACGACGGGCCTCCAGTTCGGCATTTTCGCGCGCCTTGCCGTTGAGTTGGATGGTTTTGGCATTTGTAGCTGTGGGTTGGCCTGCGGCCTGGGATGCTGTTCTCATAACACCACGTGGGGTTTATCGGTAAAATCGTCGGGAGGCGCTCCTCCGGGTTCGTCGTCGGTCGTTTGGTTGGCCGCGAAGTAGCTCGCAAACACCGTGGCCGAGGCCACCTGGTCGAGGTACCGGCGCAGGCGGGCCAGGTACAGTTGGCCGTCGTTGTAGAGGGCGCGGCGCTGGGCGTTCATCTGCCCTTCGCCCGCTTTGAGTTCTTCGCGCACCCCGTCTTTCGAGCGGCTTTCGGCCAGGCCCTTCTCGTCCATTTGGAGCGGCAGGTACGGGTAGGCTTCGAAGAGCGCCAGCGGTGCCAACGCCTTCCGGATTCGCTCCAGTACCGCCGCTTCCGCCGTCGTGAGCGGCTGGCGGTTTTCGAGTTTGTCCTTCAGCAGGTCGTCCACGCCCTCGGTCACGAGCGGCAGCAGGTACAACTCTTCGGCCCGCTCCACGTAGGTGAGCAGTTGCGCGAAGAGCCGGGCGTTGCGCCCCACCAGCGGCGCGTAGCGGGCCAGTTCGCCCGCGCTGCGGAAGTACTGCCGCTGGCGGGCTTTGAATTCATCGGAGCCGGTCCAGGCGGCTGGCTCCATGCGGTCGAGCAGCCCGTGAAACTCCTCGAGGCAGGCGTCGGCCATCGCCAGCGTCGCCTCGCGCGTGTCCACGTATTCCCACTTCGTCACGGCCACCGTGCCGCTGGGCTGGGCTTTCATCAGCCCGAGGTCACCCACCCGGATTTTCAGGTGCGGCAGCGCCAGGTCGTAAGCCCGCCACGCCACCACGCCACGGGCCAGGTCGAGCAGGTCGGATTCGTCGCCGTCGGCTGGAGTCGTCATCTCCGCCAGCCACGCGTAGAGGGCTTCGCCGATTTCCTGGCGAAACCGCCGCTCGGTGTTTTTCACAAACGGTTCCACCGTCCGGAAGTCGAGTTTGGTCTGAATGCCCCCGAGTTGGGCCTTCAGCACGTCGAGGGTCACGAGCATCAGCTACCGGAGTTGACGACGGCCTGCGCCCCGGTGGGGTTGGCGTCGAGGGTGGTGATTTGTACTTCTTTGAAGAGCGGCACCACGTCGCGGTAGCCCATCGCGCGCAGGGCGTGCTGGATCGGCTCGGTCACCAGGTGCCGGTGCACGGGCGTCCGGAAGTGCTGCTGGTAGTCGGCCATCACCCGAATCTGGCTGCCCGAATCGTTGCCCTTGCCAGGGTTCACCCCCGCCAGCGTGGGCAGGATGCCCATCGAGTTGGCGATGCTCACCCCGGCCATTTCCCACACGCGGGCGTAGGCGTCGTCGCTCATCTCGTTTTTCAGCGGAATCACGTCCACGTTGTCGAGCATCTTGCCGTCGCTGCCGCGCAGGTACTTCACGAGCATCGTTTTGTTGACGTTCTTCTTGCCCGCCAGCCAGTTGCTCAGGTTGTCGGAGAAATCCCCCCACTTCTTTTTCACCGACTTCTCGTCGGCGGTGCGGTTGCCTTCTTTGTCGAAGTAGTCCTGCGGCATTCGGATCAGGTACTTGATGTTGTACCCGTTGGTGATGCCCGATTTGTGAAACGTTGGGATCAGGTTGGCCAGTTCGATCCACTCCTGGGCGCACCACCACGAGGGGAACGCGTAGAAGGGCTGGCCGGGAATTTCCTCCTTCGAGTGGAGGATGGTCACGGTTTCCACCTGGTTGGCCTCGGGGTTGCGGCGGTCGAAGGCCGGGAGGCGCTCGGTGGCTTTGTCATCGTAGCTCCGCCCTTCGCCGAAGTAGGGGTTCGTGCAGTAGTGGGTGATCCGACCGCCTTCGGGCAGGGCGATGCGCGTCACGAAGGCGTCGGAAATTTCCAGGTGGTACCAGCGTTTGGCCGGGTCCCACTCGAAGCGGGTGAAGTGGTTGGCGGCGTCCACCCGTTGGTTGATGGCCGCGATGCAGTAATTCTGGAGGCCCGTTTCCCACATCCAGTCTTCGAGCCGAGCGTCCGAAAACGGGTCGAGCCGCACTTGGCCGTTCTCGTTCACGCGGCGAAAAAAACCCAGCCCCGACCCGTAAATCATGTCGCGGGCGCTTTCCAGTTGCGCCCGCACCTGGTTGTTGTTCTGAATCAGCCGGTGCATCAGGTTGGGCTGGTTGTCAGCCGCCCCCCACCGCACGTGCTGGGCAGTCGAGGCCATTCCGCGCGCTTCTACCCCGTAGGATACGTCGCGGCGGTTGGTCAACTGAAGCACCGCCGTATCGAGCACGTAGAGGGTCTCGGAAAGTTGCTTGACCATGTACAGCGTCAGTTACAGTGTCATTTACAGCGTCATTGCGGCCCGCTAAACCGTGTGATCGACCACCATGCCGTTGTACTCCACCAGCAGGTCGATCAAAATCTCGAAATGCCGGTTGGGGTGATTCACCGGCAGGTCGTGGTTTTCGAGCAGCAGCACGTGGTTTTGGTTCACGTTGCCCCGGTACCCACCCGGCCCGGCCACCCGCCGTAGCGACTTGCTCACGTTGGGCTTGTAGCCGATGGAGCCGTCTTTCTTGCGGTACTTCACCGCAAACAGGTGCGGCAGCCCGCCTCGGGTGTCCTGGTGGATGTCGGCAAAAGCCGCCCGCCGCTTGATTACCTGCTTGGGCATGCGTGTTGGGTTATTATTGTACTTCAAACATCGCGCAGTGCTACACCACCAAAAAGGACGGTTTACCGTCCCCGAAACTGCCGGTAGAGCCAGTAGCTCGCCCCCGCTCGCCACAGCCAGTTTTCCACCTGGCTCCACCGCCGTTTCCGGCGCTGCTGGCCAAGGGACGTTTCCGCGATGGTGAGCCGGGCCGCGCTCGCGGCCTGGTCGGTGCGGGCCTGGCTCAGGTTGGCCGTGAGCGCCACGCGCGCCGTGATGCTGGCCGAGTAGTCGCCAAGCAGGGCATGGTACCGCTGCTTGGTAAACTCAAACCGCGTCAGCGAGTCGAGGATGGCGTTGGCGTTACGGACGTACTCCCTGACGCTGGCCGCGCTGTCGGCCAGCGTGGATGTAGGCATTGATTGCCCGCACAGACTGAAGCTCAGAAAGGTGGCGTAGGCTGTCGCGAGCAGCCTGTTCGCGGAGGTCGGTGATGGTGTCACGGTGTTTGGCAAGTTGAAGGTCGCGCGCGGCCAGTTGGCCCGCGAATTGGAGCGAGTCGGCGGTTCGCTGGTGGCGGAGGGCGTCGCGGAGCAGGCCGGTCCGCTCGTCGCGGCATTCCACGTACCGCCGGTGCTGGAGGTACCACCCCAGCCCAAACCCGATGACGGCACAGACCGCCACCCACAGCCCGAAATACTGGCGCGGGTTGGTTACGGCTGGATGCCGTACCACGTTGAGCAGCAGGGGAAGCAGGCGAAGCATACCGGGAAACGATTTTCCGCCAAATTGGGCGTTGCCCGCAGCGGCAAAAAGGACGGGAAAAAAGAAACCCCACCGGCAAGGCTGGTGGGGTTTCGGCAAAAAGCAGAGAAAACAGAAATCATCGGTCCGTTGCACGGTCGTCCACGGGCGTGAGGTAGCCGTGTTCGACCAGGGCGTTGAGCAGCCAGCCGTGGTTTTTTTCGTCGGTCGGTCCTATCATCACGCCGTTGAATTGTTCGAGGCGTTGGGCAAAATCCGCCAGGAATTCATCGAGGGGTTGGTCGGAGGCAAACCGCGACCCGTCGCGGAGCGCCTCCAGGATTTCGGTGGGGGAATCGCCCGTGAGCGATTCCCCGTCTTGGGTTTTGAAAATCATGCGGCCAATTGGTTGATGCGGGTTTGGATGTATTCAATGACCTCGGGCTGCTGAAAGCGGGTCAGGCTGGCGAAGGTGGCCTCGGCGGCGGTCACCCGGTTGGTGCGGGAAAATTCGACCAGGTTGTGCAGGAAAACAACCCAGTTGCTGATTTTCTCGAATTCCACCGTGCCGCTGTGCTGCCGGAATTCGATGCTCCGGTGGCGCAGGTAGGCGGTCAGGTTGATTTTGTGGTAGCGGCTCCGTTGCTCCGTGGCCAGGGCGCTGATGCTCGTGGCGGCGTCGACCCGGCCCTCGAAATTCTGAAACACTCGGCGCACCGGCAGGCAGTAGGTATTGCGGTCGGCGCGGCGGCTTTCGGGCATGAAGGAGTCAATCACGCCCTCGTAGTGGCTGTAATTGAGCAGCAGGTTTTTCATCTGCGGCAGGCCGATGGCGGCGGCGTCGAAGTGAATGTGCAGGCCGCAGGTGCGGTTGATTTTCGCCCGTAGGCGCTTCAGCACCTCGCAGGCCGTTTTCACCTGCTCCAGGCCCGCCAGCCCTTCGAGCACCGGGCTGACCAGTTCAAAACTTTGCTCCCCGGTCAGGCTGCCGTCGGTCACCACTTTCCAGTGGGCGGCGGTGGCGTGGTTGTAGCCTTCGGCGTAGGCGTTCAGGCCCGCTTCGCGCAGGGCGGTGGCCAAGCGGTGGCGGTCGATGCCGTGCCCCTCGATTTCGATGCCGAAGCGCCGGTTGAAGGGCACGAAGCTGAACTGCTCGGCGCGCGGTTGCCCGTTGCGGCTCGCCACCTGCTCGGGCCAGTACCGTGCAAATACGTTTTGCACGAAACCGTAATTTCCGCCGGTCAGGTCGGCCACCTGGCGGCGGGTCAGGCCGAGGGCCAGGAGTTGCCGGATTTTTTCGGTTTTGGTAAGGTTCGGGTTGGCGAGGATGGCGCTGGTATTCATGTGGTTCTCTGCGTGTTATGACGATGCAAGTCACGCACTCACGCGCGCGACGTGCAAGTTTCTTCGCAGATAGTTGTCCACATTCTGGCAAGAAAAAAGCCTCTGGTTTTCAGAGGCTTAATTTATGGCGTTCGCTTCGGAGTCAAGTAAAAACCGGTGGCGCTTTCGGCTCTGAATCTTCAAAGCAGGAGAAGTCCCGGTGCATCTTCTTTGCCGAGCAGCACACAATTCCGGCAAACTTTCCGGTTTCGTCGGTTTTGATTCGCGGAGTCCAGTGGCGGCAGGTTTTGCAAGGCGGCTCCGCGATTTCGAGTTTGACGCTGGCAGCCACCTTTTCGGCTTCAGACCAGATTTTGTCCCAGTAGTCCATGAACGATTCGAGGTGATAAAAAGTAATTCACAGTTTCACATACGGATTGAACGAGATCGTCATCAGCCAGTGGTCGGATTCACGGCAACTGTACTTAAAAAGACGTTTATCGTACTCAATCCGCACAAATTCGATCCTGTATTGCTCAGTTCCGTGTCGGTTATGGACCGTTAAGCTGTGGCCCCCAATGTGAAACCGAAGTTTCTCCCGGCGGCAGCCTCGGTAGCTGGCCGCGTTTTCCTGTAGCCACTCGTTGAGCCGGTCTTCCAGCGCCACGGCGGAGTCCACCCCGAACCGGAATGGGTTCGCCACAATTTCCCGAGCGTGGTCCATCAATGCCGCCGTCAACTTGTTCGGCGCTTTTTTCACGTAGGGCAGGATGCTGATTTTCATCGGAAAACGGTTCTGCTGGTTACCCTTCGACTATGCCTTCCCCACCGTGCAGCATTTCAACAAACCGGCAATCGCGGATGTATTTGCTGGCATACCGGTCAATCACTATCCAACCAACGGCTCCGCTTTTCAGAGTTGCCTCTTTAATCAGATATTGGTCGCGCTTCACATCGTGGCCAGGTCGAATCACCCGGTAGCCCTTCAGCAGAAGGTCGGCTACTTTCACTTTTCTGGGTGTTTCACCCGAAGGCGTGAGGGCAATTTGTGAATGCGGCGGTTGGGGTTCGTCAAACAGGCTCAGTTGATTCATGGAAAGAAGTGCTTTAGAAATTTCCGCTGACTGGCTTTCTCCCTCCGTGCTTCCGTTCGCTGTTTCAACAACCGGTGCTTTATTTTCTCAAATTCTGCATCCGGCCACAAGCTGTCTGCCGCCACTGACTTCCAGAAATACCAGCGCCACCACTTCAGGCGGTACTGAAGCTCGACTCTGTAAATGCCCAGCCCGTGGTAAACGAGCACGAACCGGGCGCGGCGGTTGAGGTAGTGGGGTTTCATGGGGTTAAAATTTGCTTTTCACGCAGTGCCCGTGACTCATTTTGTAATCAATCAACTGCTCGTCGGACCAGTGGCCGTACTTTCGCTTTTCTTCTTCGAGCACAACCGGCAACGGCTTGGCTCCCCTCACCCCCAAATTGCGGGGTGAGTCACGGCTGCGTTCCAGTTTGGCCGCTTCAAGCCTGACCCACTCCTGCCAGTCTTCCGGGTGGAACCGTTCGAGGTACACCAGTTCCGGGCCGTTTTGAAAGGGGCAAAACCGGCAATTGCTGGGCATCGGCACCTCGTGGCCATAGGCTTGAATCGTGCGCTGAACAGCGGCCCGGTCGCGGCGAAATTCAATCAGCGGGTACACGTGCTCGATGTTGTTTCGCATCCATTTCGGTAACCGGTGCCGCTTCCCACCGCCAAAAAGGTCGAGTTGAAAGCGTACTCGTACTCCTGGAGCAGTTCGCAGCCTTCGTCATCTTGAAGGAAGGCCGACACCACGACGCTCTCGCCTTCGTCAGTGCGGTCGCGGCGGATGCACACTTGGTCGCCGTCGATGTTGATTACTTTGAAATCCATTTGAGTGGGGTTGGATGGTTACGGTTTTGTGTTTTTCCGAATTCCGGCATAGCCAACTTCAATCGCGTTCATCATCGATTCCTTTCCTGTTGACCAGTCGCGCTCGTCTTCAGTAAGATTTTCCCAAATAAAATCGGTGATGTCGTGAAGGGAAGAGTTTGAAAGCTCTTCAAACTTCTCGTCTTCGACTGACACCTCTTTGGTGTCAATTACAATCTGCGGATACCTGATTGTGATCGTTTTCATGCGAAAGAACTAAGGTGGTTTTGGTCGATCAGAACCAGTTCCGACATGGCGTTCCGGCCGGAATCACCGGTTTCGGCGGTGCCAGATCGACCGCCGGTGGCCTGGTTGATGGCTTCCAGGATGGCGTTGCGTTCAAGCGGGTCCATCTGGCCGAACTTCCGCATGAAGCGCTTCACCCGCTTGCGGATGCGTTCGCGCTGCCGGTAGTCACCGCCCGCGTAGCGGTAATCGTGGAGGGTGGTCGGCTCCGGAAAATTCATCCAGAGCCACTCGGTGGCCATCGTGCCGCCGCGCGTCCGGGCCTGAAACTCGATGAGTCGCCAGCCCGCCATTGTCAGTTTGTACCGGTAGAGGTCGTTGGGGTAGGTTGAAAGCAAAATCCGGCACTGGAGGCGGAGCAGGATGTTGAGCAGCACGTCGTGCTCGGCATCGGTCAGTTCGTGATCGTAGCGGTGGCTTGACCGACGAGTGGCCAGCGGGTAAGGCGGGTCCACGTAGAGCACCGTTTGCTCGTTGTTCCAGCGGGCCGGTAAGTTTCCGGCCAGGAAGGTGAGCGCGTTGCCCCGGTACACGTACCGGCCCTGGTCGGCAGCGCGAGTGTCCCAAACCCGCATCCGCTCAAAGCCCCGGTTCTCCCAAAACTCCACCACCTCGTTGCTGAGGTCGATCATGATGCTGGTGTCAGCAGCTTGTTTTTTCCGAAAAACCCCGCCCATTCCGGCGAAGGGTTCGATGTACACGCGGTGCGGAGGAATCTGGTTGATGACGGTCTGGTACACGCCA